CCTGAGCGAACCGGAGAACTCGAACCGGACGGCTGAGGAGATGGCCGATCTGGCGATCGGCGCTCTGGACGATGTCAGGGCCCGCACCCACCGCCTCGCGGTGGTCGGGCAGATCGCATTCCCCGAGGCCCCAGAGACGACCTACACGGTCGTCCTGGGGCCTTTCAGTGCCCGCGGCATCCTGGACACCCAGGAGAAGTTCCTGAAGGCCACACAGGGCGGCTCAGCCGCCCGCACCGCGGGCCAGGATCTGGCCTGGGACACCAAGAAGGGAACCGGCAAAGGCCGGTTCATGCTGGCGCCCGCGTTCCGCTCCGCGCGGGACGCCTGGAACTTCTTCCGCCCCGGCGAGGACGCGACGCCGTCCCGCTTCGCGTGGATCGCCGAGTCGATCCAGCGATGGGAGGCCGGCGGCAGCCGGGCCGCGGAAGTCAAGCCCGTGTGCCACTGCGGGACGCGCACGGAGCGCGTCCTGTCCACATCCGTGGGTCCCGTGCAGCCGGGGCCCTGCCCCGTGCATCCGGAGGCGGCATGACCGACATCCCCACCCCGGACGAAGCCCGGGACTGGCTCAAGAAGCATCTGGCCCGAGCGCCGCAGCGCTCGGAGGACTGGTACCGCGAGGTTCTGGACATCTACCGCGCCGGTCGGCGCGACTCCATTGCGGAGCAGGCCGAAGAACGCGTAGCTTAAACACCCATGGAGTTGCGTCAAAGAACAAGCAGGCCATCCGCTGATACTCTTTCCCCCTCGGTTCACGAGGGGGACGATGTGGCTGTGCCCGTGGGTGTCTACCTGCGCATTTCCGATGACCAGGCCGGCGACGCCAAGGGCGTCCAGCGCCAGCGCGAGGACTGCACCGCCCTTGCGGCGGTCAGGCGCTGGGAACCGGTCCTCTACGAGGACAACGACGTGAGCGCCTACCGGCGCGGCGTCGTCCGCGAGGACTTCGAGCGGATGCTGGCGGACCTGAAGTCCGGCCAGATCCGCGGGATCGTCGTCTACGACCTGGACCGGCTGGCACGCCAGCCGCGGGACCTGGAGCGGGTCATCGATCTCTACGAGGAGACCCCGGGCCTGATCTTCGCGTCCCTCCAGGGGGACATCAACCTCTCGACGCCCGACGGGCGCACCATGGCCCGGGTCATGGTGGCCTTCGCCAACAAGTCCTCCGCCGACACCGGCCGGCGCGTTAAGCGCAAGCAGCAGCAGCTGGCCCAGGAGGGCCGACTGGTGCACGCCGGCCGCGTGCCGTTCGGCTGGCAGGCCGACGGCGAGAGCGCGGACCCGGCGGCCAAGACGGAGATCCTGGAAGCGCACAAGCGCCTGCTGGCCGGGGACAAGCTGGTCCGCATCCGCGATGACTGGCTGGCGCGGGACATCGTCCCGCGTGACCCGAAGGGCCAGCGGCACGGCAAGGACAAGGCCGCGCAGGGACTGGCGCACTCCACGGTGCGCCGCATCCTGACGAACCCGGCGCTGGCCGGGTTCAAGGAGTACCGGGGCGAGATCCTGAAGGGCGACGACGGAGCGCCCGTCACGGGCGCCTGGGAGGCCATCTGTACGGCCGAGCAACTGGACGCCGTGCGGGGCGTCCTGGATGCCCGTCAGGCGTCCTGGCAGCCCTCCGGGAACGTGTACCTGCTCTCGGGCATCGCCCGGTGCGGTAAGTGCACGCTGCCGATGCGCGGGCAGTTCGCCCGCGACCGCCACGGCAACAAGCGCCCGGTGTACGCGTGCGACTCCGGGGCGTCCCGCAAGGGATGCGGGGGCGTCAGCCGTGTGGCCGACCCCGTGGACAAGCTGATCATTCAGCTGATCCTGGAGGATCAGGCGCGGCAGCGCTACAAGGCGCAGGCGGAGCCGGTCCCGTGGACCGGCGAGGCCGAGCTGGGCGAGGTGATGGGGGACATCAACGAGCTGACCGAGGCCGTGAAGGCCAAGCAGGTCAGCATGTCGGTGATGCTGTCCCTGATGCCGGACCTGGAGCGCCGCAGGGACGCGCTCCTGCGGGAGCGCCGGGCGGCGCTGGCCGAGACTGCGAAGTCCACCGTCATCACGGTGGGCAGCGAGGACGAGTTCAACTCGCTGCACCTGGACCGCCAGCGCGGACTGGTCCTGAAATCCCTGGAGGCGGTGGTGATCCACCCCGCCAGCAGAGGCAAGAGGAAGTTCGACCCGGATCTGATCGATCCCGTCTGGCGTGCATAGCACGCACCACCGACACCAAGGCCCGCCCCACCAGGCGGGCCTTTTGCATGCCCGAAGGAGGGACATGAGCAAGGACCGCATTGCCGCCTTCTGGCGAACGATCATCACGGACAGCGAGAGCGAGACGGGGTTCGCACCCCGTTGCAGCGATCTCGAACACGGCCCCTTCGTCCTTGACTGCTGCCCGGAGCCCCACGTCGAAGTCTTCGACGCCGAGCTGGCGGCGCGCATCACCACTGCGACGAACGCCCTTTCGGCCGAGCGCTTGTCGCAGCTCGCCGACTGCTCAAGCAGTCGGTATGACGGCCTGCACTGCCTTCATTACCAAGAGGGCGACGGGGCGTGCTGCGACTGCGGGCGCCCGAATTGGTGCCCCGAGGAGGGGCTGTGATGGCCAGCAAGGAAGAGCCCGCCTGGCGGGCGGAGCTGAGGACAGAGCTGCGCATGGCAATGCTGGGCTACAGCGATCCGTTCACGGTCGCTGCTGCCCACGTGTACGCCGCCGAGCAGCGCGGCTTCCAGGCGGGGGTCAACAAGACCGGGGACTCCGTCGGCAAGCTGCGAGCGGAGCTGAAGACGGCAAGGGCCAGCGCGTTCCGTGAAGTGGCGGACCACCTGGAGTCGATCGACCCGATCGAGTTCGCCCTGGGGACCGTGGACGCCGTGCGCGAAGCGCTGCGCATGGCGAAGGAAGCGGAGTCCCAGTGATCCCGCTCTACGGCGGTACGACCGCCCTGTGTTCGACCCTCTCCGAGGAGAAGCTGGAGGCCACGTTCTTCTTCGCGGCGCCGTACGACAAGCCGCCCTCCACGGCCGCACAAGCGGCCTGGGACGAGGCCAAGGAGATCTGCCTGGATTGCCCCTTCATGCTCCGCTGCGAGCAGGAGCGCAAGGGCGAGGACCACGGGGTGTGGGGCGGCACGGATCCGTACGAGCGGTACACCGCTCGCAAGAAGGCGGCCAGGCGGCACCAGCACTCCAGCGCCGAGGCGCTGGCCGCGGAGGCGGCCCGGGTGCATGCGATGCATGCAGGCAACCGGGGCTTGTCCGTGCAGGAGGTGGCCCTGCGCACGGGCCACAGTGTCAAGGCCGTGAACGCCATGCTGGAGGCCCACGGGGCGGCTGTAGCCGCCCCCGTGGAGCCGGAGGCCGCAGTGGAGGACTCCCGGCGCTCCGCGCCGTCGTGGCCTGCCGGCTGGCCGCCGCAGGGCGACACGTGGGTGTGGGCCGACGGGATGGCTCGCAGTGGCCACGTCGTGGCCGTCACGGCGGACGGCGCGTACACGCGCGTGAAGTTCCGCGGGGCCAGCAAGGCCCATGTCATCCGGTGGTTCCCGGCGCACCTGGTGCAGGTGCGCACGCAGACCGACGTGGAGATCCAGACGTGGAAGGGAAGGCCCGATGGCATCGCCGAGGACGGGGCTGAAGCCGCCTGAGCACCTGTCGCACAGCTCCAGGGATACTCTGGAACGCTGTGCGAAGAGCTGGTTCTTGAAATACCAGACCGCCGCACCGCGGCGTCCCGCCCTCTGGTCGGCCGGAGGATCGGCCGTCCACGAGGTCACGGAGGCGTGGGACCGAGCCTCGCTCAACGGCGAGCTGGAGTTCTGGCGCGGCATCGAGCCCGTGTGGAACGTGGCCTTCGATGCTCAGATCGAGAAGATCCGCAGGATCGAGCCCAACGAGTGGAACTGGGGCCGGTCGGCCTCCGAGCCGATCGAGGTCTGGCGTGCCCAGGGCCTGAAGTTCGTCCAGTCGTACATCGACTGGCGACAGCGGTCGCCGTACGAGATCTGGACCACGCCCGATGGCCAGCCGGCCATCGAACTGGACGTGTCGGGCATGCTGCCCGGCTGCCCGGTTGAGATCAAGGGCTACGTGGACCGGATCTTCCACGATCCGGTCTTCGACAAGCTCATCGACGTGGACCTCAAGAGCGGCAAGAGGCCGCCGAAGAACGGCTACCAGTTCGGCACCTATGCCGCTCTGGTCGAGGCCAAGTACGGCGTCAAGACGGACTTGGGCGTCGCCTTCCTGACCCGCAAGGCGACCCTGGGCAAGCCGTACGACCTTGCCGAGTACACGCCGGAGGCGGTCGGCAAGGTCTTCGGTGAGGCCTGGGACAAGATCCAGGCCGGCCAGTTCCCGGCCGAGGGCATCGCCAAGAACGATTGTTACATTTGCGACGTGGCCTCCTCTTGCTACGCAAAGGGTGGCCCGCTCGCGCATCTCTATGACCCCGATCACCCGGCGCTGGAAGTGATCCCGTTCTGATGTGGAGCCCGAGCTGATTCACATGGCACATCTGCTGACCCTGGCCCTTGCCGCCTTCGGCACGGGCCTTCTGTTTGCCCAGGCCCTGCGGGGCGACCCCGCCCCGGCTCCCGAACCGGAGCCGGAGAGGGACCCGGACTACTGCTTCACGCACGACAAGATCGAACGGGAGGACGAGCGATGAGCGAGAACGAGCGCACCGTGGCCCTGAACCTGAGGGCGGGCGACCGCCCCGCCCTGTTCATCAAGGCCGGTACGGCCGAGGAGATCAAGGCGGCCCTGGAGGAGGTGGCCGCCGCGGGCCTCTACGAGGCCATTGCCGATGCGGCCTCCGCCTTCGAGGAGGCCGCGGTGCCGCTCCGCGGGGTGACGCTCGGGTGAGCACCGCCCTGGACGCGGAGTTCGAGGCGCTGGTGGCCTCCTTCGGAGGCGGAGCGGCAACGCCCATGCATGGCGCTTGCGCCGCCTGTTACCCGGCTAGCGAGCCCTATCCGGACATCGTCATAGCGATCTGCGGCGAGCGCGTCGAGCGAGGCGTCAAGGCAGCGAACAACGGAGTTGGGCGACACAAGTGCGCGGCCTGCCTGACCCGGCGTCGCTGGTCGTGCGGTCATCACCGATGACCGGCTGGGAAAACCAAGACCTGCGAGCCCTTCGCCTCATCGGCGGGGGGCTCGGTTCGTTTCAAGTGCTCAAGATCGAGGAGAACCGCATGACCGAGCAGGCCCCCGAGCAGGAGATGGACGAGACCTGGGACAACGCCGCTCCGGCGGCGCCCGCCTTCGGCGGCGCGACGTACCCGGAGTACCCGTACTCCCTGGCGGACCACGTCTACACGTGGTCCCCGAAG